GCCCACTTGCCTAATGATGCCTATGATGCCTCGTTAGATACATACATTTATGATAGCCCTCAGCAGCAGGCTATAGTTAGTGATATTCTAAGCAGCTATCTACCACATATACCACCATCACTTTTTATGTACGGTAAAAGCGGCAACGGTAAAAGCACCATAAGCTATATCATTGCTAAGCACATGAGCATGGCAGGATATAAAGTTAAATATGTGCATCATCATCATGCTTTTCAAAAAGAGAAAAAGTCATGGGGTACTAATGATAGTTTCTTAGATTCTATGCTTGATAATGTAGATGTGCTTTTACTAGATGAATTCGGAGGACTAGGCGGGCGCTCTAACTATAGTGAGTGGTTTACTACTACTACCATTGAGCTTATAGGCATCATGTATGAGAAGTATAGGGCAGGGCAGCTAAGCATTATCTTAACTAGCAATCTAACACCTAAGCAAATATTTACTAAGCTACTTGATAAGAATGAGATGGCGCTTAGTAGACTACAAAATATATTCGGTAATCCATTGCATATGGTAGGCCCAGATAGACGGGCTAAGGGTCAAGACGTCTCTAAATGGATATGATCTCTATATTATGTTTAGCCAGGTAGTCTAAGCCGTCTTTATTATATTTACTATCTGCGCTAATCACTACCACCTTAAGCCCCGCATGATGAATGAGGCGGGCACATGCTAGACATGGGTTAGTACTAATCACCATAGTACACCCTTCTAAAGCTATGCCCGCACGGGCTGCATTAGCTATAGCATTTTGCTCTGCGTGGTGACATCCCCACTCTATGCGCGTGCCACTTTCGATATAGTATCTATCTCTATCACAAGCATCACCACCGCATAGCAAACCCACCGCTTTACGGGGGGCGCCGTTAAAGCCTGCGCTTATGGGGTTATTATTAGCATCAATTATAAAAGCCCCCACTTTACCCCGTGGGCATGGTGACATGGAGGCAAATAGTTTAGCATGCTCTAACCAATGTTTACACCATTTACTATCCATCAAGGCACACATCCATAATAAATCTAAAACTCTCGTCATTCTCTACTAAAGCTTTGATAGCCTGCGCATAGTATCTGATCTCTGCCTGGGCATCTTTAGCTAGTCTTAACTGTAAGAAGTGTATCACAGCATGTAGACTAGCAGACCAATAGCACTCAGTGAATTGAGCTAAGGGTAATATCATGCGCGCTTGCTCACGTGCTACACCCTGCTTAAGCATCTCTTTATACGTAGCATAGCTATAGTTACATGCTGACAAGTATAAGTCTGTGATCTCCTCTTGATTATCTACAGCGCCCCCGCTGCCTTGCTTAACATTCTTTATAGACTTACGCCACACATCAGGGCAGTGTATACTATGATCAAGTTTTACATAGCGCCCGCTTATCTCATTCCATGAACAGCCGACCTGGTGTTTCTGCCATTGACGAATCACAAAGATAGGCGCTTTAATGTGGAAAGTAAAAAAAGCATGTCTAAACGGTGACGTGTGCTTATGTGTCCACAAGTATTTAATTAAACTTTTGTCTTTATCACTTAAGCCACCGTCTATGCGTTTACCAAAGCTCACCCGCGCAGCATTAACCACACTAGTAGCACTGCCCATAGTATCCACTAATTCAACAAAGCCAAAACCATCTATATTCTTTTTCACAACTTACCCCTTGATTAAGTTAAAGTAATTTATTATAACTAACATTACGAGGTGATATATGTCTAGTAATAAAACACAAGTAACTGTCTCTTTATTCTCTGAGCAAGTAGAATACCTAGACAGCATAGCAGGCGCGCAATATATAAGCAGGGGGCAAGCTGTAAGGCAAATCATTAAAGAGATGATGGTCACAGGTGTACCCACTAATCTTACTCTTAATGATAGAGTTACTTATCTTGAGAATGAGCGCAATAAACTTTTCAATTCTATACGTGATCTAGATTATCAGATCACTACTATTAAGGGGCAGCTTGATGCTTAACAAACTAATGATCATAGGTAATGTGGGCGCTGAGCCCGAGCAATCAGCTAGCTATAGTAAGCTAGTTACATTTAATGTAGCTACTACAGAGTATAACAAAGATAAAGAAAGCGGTGACTTTAAAGAGCTCACCACCTGGCATAAAGTTAAATGCTTTGGCTATGTAGCTGAGAAGGCACTGAAACTGGGCAAGGGTTCCAAGGTATATGTAGAGGGCAAATTTAGAAGTGATACATATGAGAATAAAGAGGGGCGCAAAGTCACTGCTTATTATGTATTGTGTGATAAGTTAGTAGCATTAAATAAAACAGCTACTACTAAAGAAGTATGGAATAAAAAGCCAGAGCTTGACTTAGATACTAATGATGGGGGCTTTATTCCATGGGATTAGATAACAAAGCTTTAGAAGGCCTAGCAAGACGTGAGGCAGCTAACACACAAGTAAATACAAGCATAACGCGCACTAAGTACTGCACAGAGATAGTAGATGCTATATGTGACGGCCTCGTAGCAGGGCTATCTATCAAAGCAGTATGTGGCATAGTTAATATTGATGAATCCACTTTTTATAGATGGAAAGAAAAGCACGCAGATTTTAAAGAAGCTGTGGACAGTACCCGCCCCGCTTTTGAGGCACAGATGCTAGAAATCATTAAGCACCAGGCGCATGATGACTGGCGCGCGGCGGCATGGATATTAGACCGCAGATATCCTAGGGAATGGGGCGCCCGTAAAGAATTAGATTTAAATGTCAATAAAACAGATGGCACAGAGCAAGTGCTTTCATTTATTAAGCAAGCACAAGAGAAACTAAAAAGCCCAGCTAATAACAGCTAGGCTCTTTAGTCACGAAACTAACACTCATTTAAGAGTAGGAAGAAATTAACATGAACCAAGCACTAAGTAAAGAAGATTTAGAAGCGCGTGCCCTGAATGTGAATATCCATAATCATTGCATGTTTTTATTTGCATCAATGCTTAAACGGTGTCACATGGGTAACTATTATAGGCAGCGTAATGCTTTTAAGTTTAGAGAGTCAGAAGGTAATGAACTGCCCATATGTGATGCTGTATACTCAGATGATTATGATCAAGTGTTAGTCATTGAAGTTAAGACGCGCTTGATAAGAGATAGCCAGGTAGATGTGAATGAGTCTATTAAAGTAGCCATCCTTAAAGAGCTTAAGCCTATGCTCTATAGTAATTACTTTATAGTGCCCGTCTTTATGTATACGACAGATCAAAGAGATATGTTCAACTTTAAAGATGCTAAGGTAATGGTGTACTATGGTAATGATGTAAAGCGTATGTGGACTGAGCCGCGCACACTGGCAGCTTATTATGAAGATGTAAAAGACAGTAGTAGCATTCATGATCTATTTAACAATTTAAGCAGGCCACAGCCTACCACATTACCTAATAATGTCCGATGTGTTAAACTTGAAAATGTGACGCCTACACCTGCAAAACAAACCATTGAGCGCCCTAAGGTTTCTAGATGGTTTAAGCATAGATACTTTTTTACTAGATATGATCAAAAGCCGCTAATGGGCTTTGAGCACTTAATGAGTATTATCTTAGACTCAGGGTATGCTAGTAGCCAACGCCCACAGCAAGTAGTGGAGGCGTCTCTTGCTCAGATGGTAGCAACGGGCACACTAAGCTTAGTGGTAGAGTATCAAAGTGATATGATAGAAATCAATCAAGATATGATTCACTCACTTAACTATAATACTAGAATAGTACATAGATTTAGCGCAGAGGGTCTAGAGGCTTTAAGAGATTCGGATAAGCTTATTATCTTTATGAATGAAAAGCTTATCTCTAATAAAGCAGAGTTTAAACGATTCAATGAATACATGGATAGTATAAGTGGTAGTCTTAAATGAATTACAGCTAGCTATCATTAGCGCCATCTTGCGAGAGGATAAAGTCATTAGTGCCCGCTGTGGATGGGGTAGCGGCAAGACAAGTGCTTTAGTCTTTTCACTACTCACAGTAGCTAAGATGCGCCCAGGTAGAAGCTCGCTTATAGTCACAGATACCACGCCCCGCTATAACTCAGTACTTATGCCCGAGATAGAGAAGTGGTTAGCGCCTTTAGGATGGGCATATAATCATACTAATAAAGTTTGGACAGATACACATACTGGCTCTAGCGTATGGTGTAGGTCATACTATAGACCCGGCACACGTGAGGCAACCCATAACCCATTAGAAGGGCTTAACATCACAAGTGGGGTAGTGTTTATAGATGAATGTCAAACACTCACCGCTGAGGTAGCTTACAAAGCTTTGGGCCGTCTGCGTAGCGGGCCTAGTCCTATTATGGTCTTAGTAGGCTTGCCTGTGATAGATGCTTGGTGGTGTAAGTTAGCTGAGCAAGCTGAATGCGCACCCTTGCTGTTTACATCTTACGTAAATCAAGATAATCTTAGTGATGAGTGGTTTAAAGCTACTGAGCTACTACCCCAAGATGAGCGTGAGGCCATGGTGCTAAACAAGCCTAAGCCCCCTAGTGGGCTAGTCTATTCTGAGTTTAATCATGAGAAGCATGTTATAGATGGCTTTAAGTATAGCCCATCTATGGGCGGGCGCATTGCTATAGACTGGGGTTTTAGAAAGCCTAGCGTATTAGTAATAGTCTATGATGAGGTGAGGCAGGCATCTATAGTAGTACATGAGTTTAACCCACAGGAGGTAACTATAGAGCAGCTTAGCAGCATGATACTACAGGTAGCATGGCCACGGTCTATGCAAGCAAGCGCACCAGGTAAAAGAATATGGATTGATACAGGCGTAGCAGATAAAGCAGGTCGTGCTAGATCAGATCATACGGGGCTTAGTGCTTTTAGGCTCATACGTAAAACACCTAGCGAGGGTGGCATAGGCTTACCCCTGCGCTCTACCACTGACCCTGTGAGAATAGACATTCTTAACGGGGTGCAAAGATTAAAGCGCGCATTCAATAGTAACAAGTATCTCATCACCCGTGAAGTGTGGGAACGTGGCGAGCGTGCACCAGGTAATAGCTTAAGAAAAGCATTACTGAGCTACGCATGGGATACTAAAGAGCAACCTAAAAAAGATGGGCGTGAGGATCCTCTAGACGCACTGCGCTATGATTGTATCTTTCATCACTGGACAGAATCACACAGAAGTTACACACCACGGGCTAAGCGTATTAACAAAGATGTTAAAGTAGGCTCAGCTAAGACTAGGAGTTTTTAATATGATAGAAGATAATACTAAATATTTAGAGCCTAGAAAAACTTATGATAAGTGCATCATAGGGGCATGTATGCTAAGTGGTAAAATTATATATGATGCTAGTAAAATAATATCTTTAATTATTATGCCTCAACTAAAAGAAATATCTAATAACAATAATCTTTATTATGAGGCTTTAGACGAATTTCATCATAATCATGTTTTTAATACTGATTTTATATACTGCATTCAAGGGGGGTTAATTTGTGGATAATACCAAAGAATTTAAGCATATATCATTATGCACAGGATATGGGGGCATTGATCTTGGACTTAAACGAGTTATCAGAGGCTTGCGAACGGTCGCTTATAGTGAGATCGAAGGTTACGCGATCGCAAACCTGGTGCAAAAAATTGAAGCGGGACACCTGGACGCAGCTCCTATCTGGACGGATCTTAAAACATTCCCTTACGCAGACTTTTACAAAAAAGTTGACATCATCAGTGGGGGCTTTCCTTGCCAACCATTTAGCACCGCGGGCACAAGAGATGGTGACAGTGACCCCCGCCACTTGTGGCCATATATCAAAAGAGGAATTCAGCTTGCTAGACCTGCCCTTGTTTTGCTCGAAAACGTACAAGGAATACTTAGCGCAAAACTCAGGGGCACACATTGGGAAGATGAAGAGGGAACGCCCGTACTGTTACACATCTTTAGAGAGTTGGAACGCTTGGATTATAGGCCTACGGCGGGCATATTCTCAGCGTGTGAAGTCGGCGCCCCTCATCAGAGAAAACGAGTTTTTATACTCGCAATATCTAACGAACTCACAAGAGAAGGCTATGATAAAATCAACTCACTCATTAAGCCGCATGAAAGCCTTACACCTTACCCCGCCCCCCGTGGATGTGAGCAGTATGAATGGGAAGCCCCGCGTACAGTGGCCCACACCATCAGCAAGCGAAGACAAAGCGAGATTACAAGGCAACACACAAGCGAGCAAAAGCTTAAATGCAATCCACAAGAGAAATCTAAGCCCCCGATGGGTAGAGCAGTTAATGGGGTTGCCTGTGGGTTGGGTACAAGCGACATGCTCACAAGTTTTGATAACAGAAATGATGAGCTTAGATTGCTTGGAAATGGGGTCGTCCCTAAAGCAGCAACAAAAGCTTTCCTTACATTATGGCAAGAACTGGCCCACACCAAATAGTAGAGATCATAAAGACGGTGTATATAGTGTACCTTCATCAGTAGGAAAAACTAGAGGGCCTTCTTTAGGTCAAGCACTAGGGCAAGATTTTAAAAATGACTTACTAAAGTGGGTTACCCCTATTGTGCGGCAACGGGGGGATACTGTAGAAGTATACTTAAGACGATGTATTAAGAGGATTAAGCAGGGTCGCGGGGCTTTTAGCATCCCTTTAGAGACTCAAGTGGAAGCTGAGAGTAAGGCTATTGAAATTGATTTTAAGTCATTAGATTATAGTAAAGATACAGAGGATTTAATTAAGGAAATTATGAATAATGACTGATGAGATACTAAAACTATATGAAAACAAATTTATGTTCTCACAGGCCATGCGCTTAACTAAAGATAAAGACCAGGCATATGATCTAGTACAAGATACCTTTATTAAAATTATGGATAATCTAGATAAGTATGAGCATAGGGGCACAATACATGGCTATG